TCGTCTCCCGCAGTTTTTTCTACAGTTAAAATACCCTCCAATAAATCTTGGAATTTATAATATTTTACTTTGTCAAATGTTTTGTACGGTAATTCCTCAACAAGTCTTTCACTTGCGAAGTTTAAAAATATATTCTCAAATTCTTCTAAGATAGTCGGACTAAAAGTGGCTATTAAATCTAAGACTTTTTTATATGTTTTGTTTTCGTATGTATTTCCCGTAGTTGTAAAGTATTCATTATACGACGGTAACGTTACTCCACTATAATCATTATTAATGGTGTCGTCGGACCAAATAACTCTGAAGTTTAATTGTTCCTCAATCGCAAAATTGTTTCCTGAAATGTCTAATGAACCTATTTCTGTTCCTAAAACTCTAGCGGTTTCAGTATTAAAGGTTTCAACTTTTTTACCACTATATAAATTGGCACCATCGCATGGTAAAATTGTATATGTTAAATCAGTATCATTTCCATCAAATTGTGAGTTGTCGACAAACTGAGTAATGAATTTTGTTTTATTAAAAATATTTCTTTTACTTATTCTAAGTACCTTATCGTTAATACTGTTTTGATACGCAGTTGTACCTCCACTAACAACGTAATGATTGGTTCCTTTTACAATTTGGTGATATACCGCGTCATAATAAGGATGAACTCCCACACTATCATTGTAGAAAATTGGTATGGATGTTGATTCGTCGGTATATGTAAACGCAGTTATAGGGGTTGGGGTTTCTCCACTAACACCGAAAAATAACTGTGTGTCGATTGGTGTGGTGACACCTGTTAGAATATCATTATAACCAATATTTTCAACATTAATGTAGGTTTTATACCTATGATATATTGAACCCCATCTTAATATTTGATAGTATGGTATAAAATGTGTTGCACCAACTTCTCTAAACATAGTAGACATTCTTGTCTTCTTACCATTAAATTCAATTTCATCATTCAAATCTTTAAACGGTAACGAATTTAAAAGTAGATAAGCCGAAGACGCGAATTTACCATATGGACTACTTTTGATAAAATCACTATGTAGTTGTTTGTGGAAATATGGTGTGTTTAATATACTTGTTGATGTTTCTGTTTTTTTATTTGATATTTTAAAATATTGAGCAAATAAATTATCAACATAGGTACTCTTAACCCATGATTTTCCATCTATTGGTGAACAAATAAAACCTTCACTTAAATTTACACTTAACGTACCGTTTGGTTTTAATTCTTCAACATCAAAACTTGATTTACCTATATATGACAAATACGTAGGTGTATTAAATGGGTATATATTTTTTCTATACTCAGGTCCAATAAACGATATTAAATTTTCAGTTAATCCTGAATATTCGTCGGCAACCGTTATTGACTTATTTAAGTTTGTATATTGTTTTATTGAAAACGGAACTTCGAATACGTCAACAATTGATGGTGTTGTTGGGATATTATCTTTTTTATAAGGGTATCTATCAAAAACTGAAACTCCCGGTAATAACATTTCCAAATCTTTATCAGATTTAACGTTATTATAAAGCACACCTAACAAATCGTCATCGTCTTGGATACATTCTCTAATGTTACTAAATTCTTTTTCAGCTAATTGTTGTATTGTAGAAGTGTTGAACGAATCAAGTAATGTCATGTATTTTGACCTTTCCCATATTTCATAGAGTAACGCGGGGTGGGTCTTGTCAGTGTAAGGAAATGAATCATTAACAGTAAACAACGTACTGATTGGTTTTATTTTTGTTTCATCAAAATCACTACCTTCAAAAATATACGTGATGTTATTGGCACCTTGTTCTTTATCACCTAACGGATCATATCTATTAGTTGTAATTCCTATATAGTTTTCAATAAATTCAACCTCAGGCCAAAGAACAGGGTCATTAGATTGAAGTTTTGATACTAACTCCTTATCACCAGGATAAGCAATGATATTTTGTTTTCCACCTGAAAAATTCTTTTTTATTTCAGGCCACGGATATATTGAATCTCCTTTACTTTCTTTACTAAAATTTTGTATTTTATCTTTTCTATTTTGTCCAACATCGATTGCGCGTCTATGGACATCCTTCATTAATCTAATGTATACTTCTGCGTTTGCTAATATAATCGCAAATACGTTTCTTACTGTTGGTTCAAACCCTAAAGTACCAGGACCGTTACGTTTAACAATGGTGTTCATTTTCTGTTCAACAAAATCCTGTAGTTTCTGTTTTTGTTGATTGAACGTTGTTCGTATACCACCAATGTCATCAAATAATTTATTAATCGCCACTAACACCTTAGAACCTTCGATTATATAATAATCACCAACAGAACCAACGTTTTTTGAAAGAATGGTTTGTGAGTTAAACTTTGTTCCTGTTTTATTTGTAACGTTTAAGGTTAATAACTGACTCTCTTTAACTTTAATTTTATTATTATCGATTAATTTTTCTAATGTAGTTGTCGACGTACTTCCGGTAACATTTATCATTTCTGATTTATTTACCGAAGACAATTCAAAATAAAGAACATCATTTTTAGGAACGGATGTTTGACTTAAATTTCTTTTTGCCCAAGACTTAATATCATTTTCAAACGATGTAATTCTATCTCCAAATTCCTTTAATGCCGCAAATAGTTTCATATCCACAACCTCATCAAATATTTCTTTTTCTAAAAGTTTATCTAATGATTTTGCTATGATACCTACTTCCTTTAAAGTCTTAGTTGGAAAATCCTTTGGTATTAAATTTTTTCTTTTATATTCTGAATAAACTGAATTCAATAAAGCATAACCTCTTGATGATTTTGAAACTTTTTGAATATAGTTTTTAGTTCCCTCATTAAATTGTGGTGTGTCCACAGTTTCAATACCATACATGAAAGGTGCGTATAACGCCGCTTTAAGTGGTATATCACTCATGTAGGCATACGTTGAACCGACAAATGAAGTTGTTACTTCAAAGTTTCCGTTACTTGAATTGAATTTACTACTGAATTTAACTAAGTGTAATCGATATTTTATGGCCTTACCATAATAACCTTTAACTGTTAAATAAAATATCGGCCACGGTATATGAAAGAATGCTTTGTATGGTGAATTTTCAGGTGACTCAAATAATGTCTTACCTCTTACATCCACAAAGTTGATTTGAACTTGAGGAACAAAGTTTGCTCCCTTAACGGTTATACTAATACTATCAATACCAAATGATTGAGCAGATGCGTCATAGTTAGTGTTTTTAACATTGAAAACTCCTTTTTCACTATTTGGATTTGGACTATCTGTACCATTATAAGCATTAGTCCATGTTGAATCAAAATCTTTTCCATTGTTTGACATGAAATTTAAAGTTCCCTTAACAATTTCAGTCATCGTATTTTGGTCGTTTGTTGATAACAATGTTGACCTTGGTATTAAATCAGCCTCAAGGTTAACATACATTACTAAATTTTCTTGGTCGATTCCTCTCGGAGCGACTTCACCATTTTTACTAATAACACTATTAGGGTCGATATACATCAGATTATTCTGGTCGACCTTAACTAATATATCCTCAGTTTTTTTTTCTCTGTTACTCCCCATAATATAAGTTATACAATTCTACACCTCTTTTATAATCTTGTAAAGAGCTTGTTAGGGGAAATGGGACTCTTAATATGGTATTATCAGGAATCTCAAACTCAATACTACCGACTTGTGGGTTCGCCTGTAAAATCAACCAACCGAAAACAGGTGTACCATAGAAATCTTGGGAAACTTTGTCCAATCTTGTCTTACCTTTTTTATAGTTAAGATACTTGTCGGTTCCTTTAATAGGCATTTCAATACCCGGAACAATTTTAAAATTCCCCTCTTCTATAAAAAATTGGTACCTGTCGAAATATTCCCTACTCATGGTTTATAATAATTTAATGTAGAACCTACTTTATTTTTATTTTTAAATATTTTTTCTAACTCACTCTTCTTTTCTGCTTCAGTAATTGTGTCGGTGGTTTGTACGTCATAAATAACCTCTTCTAATGAAGTTTTTGGTTTTGGGTCTTTATGTGATTTAAATTTCTTTTCTTCTGGTTGAGTCGCGAACTTCTTAAGTTTAGATTCCATTTTTGATGTATCAACCTCTGATCCGAACACATCTATAACATCACCAATCAATATTGGGTCTTTCATCAAAATACTTAAAACTTCTTCAAAATCACTATCACTAATCGATGTGCTATTGAAATTAATTGACATGTCTAAATCTTCAGTAAAATCTTTATGATGTTTTTTAATATATGATATTACATCAGAATACTTACTATAAAAATCAGTTATACCAGGTAACTCAAATAAAACACTAGACGCTGTACTACCACTAATCGTACCATCCTCTTTATATTTTACAATATAGTTTGCCTTATCAATCAAAGTAATAATTTCATTTCTAGCATCTTCAAGTGTTTTGATTGCTGAGTTATTTAACATCTTACCAACCAATGAATTATCACCTGATAATAAAACATCTTTAAATTTCTTTTTTAATAATTTATTGGCGTTTGCTTCAATTGAGTTCGGTAATATTCTATCAAAATTTAATATACTAACAAAATCTACGGTTTCTACTTTTGCGTCTAACGCAGCTTTGAATCCTCTCATTAAAACTGGCATTTCTTTTCCCGATGGATAAACACCTAATAATTCCACATCTTCGGTACCCGATTCACTTGTTTGTACAGTTAAATCTTTAATACTTCTATACGTTGGTGAGAAATATAAACTCGCAATTTTAGTACCATACTCTTTAACAATGATATTATAAGTTTTTTGATAGGTTTCAAAATAATCTTTTACCTTATCAAAAATCTTAGTGATAAGTGTTTTATATTCAATAGTATTAGTACTATCAGTTTTAACATATTCACCAATATATTTTCCTTCTTGTATTCCTTTTCCGTTTATATCGTCCGCTTTATTATTTGTTGTTTTTGATTTTTCGTAAAGTTCAGTTAAAAATTCCTTGGTGAACGTTTTTGCGTCTTGTCCATTAATTTTTTCATTTGTCGATTCTGATCTTTCATCGTACATCTCGGTATTCGCATAGAAATTAGAAGATAACGCATTTTGTAATCTTGATATTGGTTCTTTTAATCCTTGTCCACCTATAAAGTTTACTTGTAAGGAAACATTGGCAATCATCGGTTGTACTCCAATTCCTTCGGGGTTTAAATCCCATGTTGAATCTTCGAATGTAATATTAACATCTCTAATAATAATTTTAGAATGATAAAAATCACCTACTCTTAATACACAAACAGGTGGTGGTCCAAATGTAGTATTTCTAGCATTTAAATCACTATCGTCTGATAAACCTTTAATAGGTATAGTGTCACCAGGTCTTACACATTGATTTAAGAAAGTTAAACGTGCGTTTAATCCTTCAGGTGTTGTTGAGTGGAAACCGGGGTGAAAATATTTTAATTTTTCAACTAATGATTTAAATACTAACGGGGTATTTTCCTCCACTGTTTTGAAATAGTAACATTCGGACAACGTCTTCATGATAATTCTTTTCATCACATCAATAGTAGGTTTTTTGTACCCACTTGGTATTGTTTCTTTACCGTCTGGTTCTAATCTACTTTTTGGAATTACATCACCTTTTGTTTCTTTCTCATCTTTTATTTCGGGTGTCTGTTTTGCCGTTCTTTGGTATTCCATTCTAACATATGATTGTCTACAACCAAATGCTACAGGTGAATGTCTTCTTAATTTTTCACTTACAAATTCTTCTTTATGACAATTCTGATTATTTTCGTTAATAACCTCTTCTCCAGCATTTTTACTAACAATTGTTAATTTACCTTCTCTTTCAAATCCTAAATCATCCTTATAAGAAAACTCTTTTTTAATCTCATATTTTTCTTTTGATGAATCTGTTGGTAATTCATTAAATGACCACCAATCTCTTGAATCGTATTTAGCACCATCGTTAGAAACTTTAGATAAAATGTCTTGTATAATTGAGTGTGACCTTCTTATTGAAAGTTTAAAATTATATTTGTTGTCCGCAGCAGCAGAACAACTTGATAGGATGTTAATTGTTACATCTCCACAAGCGTTTTCTTTTATGTCTTTTTTAAGTGTTTCTAATTTTGTATTAAACTCAGTATAACCAGTTGCTGCGTTTGATATTATAGTTGTTAATTCAGTTACCTTTTTATTTACATTTTCAGTAATATCACCAGTTGGTTTTGGTGCGTTATATAATAATTTACGGTCTTTATCGTATTTGGTTTTATTATATGTTGTATTTGATGGGTCTAATAATTTATTTAATTCACTTGTTAATTCATTAACAGTTCTTCCTGAACTATTAATAACATCGTCGTAAACATTCTTATAAGCACGATTAGATATGAAATCTTTTTTTAAAGTTATTTCAGGTGTATCGTTTAAGAATTTTAAATTAATATCTAATTTAATAGTTTCCGCTTTTGGATCAATCGGTGGGGTATATGAACTAGATATACTAGGAGGTGTAAAAACACTTTTAAACTTTTGAATTTCGTCAGGATTTTTACCACCGTTTAAAAAAGCAATAACAAGGTTTATATCCTCCGCATCTAATGTGGTGTATCTTTTAATTAAATCATAAAAATCAACATCAACACATCCAGCGAAAAATGCGTTGATGTATTCATCAGCTTCTTTATCTGACTTGTCTTTAAAATGTTCTCTAACCAATAAATTCAAAACACTTGGGTGGTCAACTACAACTTTAAATGAAACTTGTCCACTTCTCTCAGTATTTTGATATGTGTATATTGGTTCGGGTCTACCTAAGAAAGTATTACTTTCCCATTTAGCACTATTTTGTTCTGATACTTTTAAATCATATGGTGGAAACCACATAACACGTCCACCATTTGGTCCTCTCTCACAATATGGTAAATCTAAAACAGTAAAACCTGGTTTAGTTGACGTTCTCCAAGCAAGATTCTCAATTGAGAACATATATTTCTTAGCATAAAAACTTTTACCATTAAAATCTTGTCCGTATTTGTATTTGTCAAAAATATTTGTTGATCCTTCGAATGATTTATTACCATTCGACATAGGTCCAATATTGATGTTCCAAGGTCTACTTGAACCTCCCATCACACTGTCATCATATTTTCTAATATTCGCGGTTCTTTTCATTGTGTCGGAATAATTAAAATATGGTCTATCTTTAGTCCATACTCTACAAAACTCCGCACCACTTTCTTCACCCGTAGTTTTATCAACATACTTAACAGCCGAACCTCTTGACATTAAGATGTCACCATCTTTAAATGCTCTACTTGTTTGGTCAATAACATTAGCAACATGTGATAAACCTGAACCATCTGATGGTAATGAATTTAATATTCTTTGTGTTTCTCCTAATATTGAATTCTCTCTAAAACCATATTTTGTCGACAATGAATTTTCTAAGTTAGAAGATTCTTCACCGTACTCCATATTCTCAAGACCTAACTTGTTTTGAGAGTTCGTACTAATCCAAGTAAGATTACCACTAATAGGACCACCTTCATTTATATTAGTATCCCTGTGGAATAATTGTGCCGCAACAGGGTCAAACATTAGACTTAAATAATAACTACTTCTAACGGGTCTACCGTTAAAATCGGACATCGCAAATTGAACGTCTTCACCTCTATCATCTCCAATATACGCAACACCATTTGGTGCCTCTAATCCTAATACATTTTTAACTCCTTCAGCAAAATTATCGGCAAATTGAAAAATCTTAGATGAGTTTTGTGATCTCGCACTTGTTGTGTAATCAGGAGCGTATTTTGAATATGAAAGGTTTCTATAAAGGGTTTGTTTTTGACCCTCACCCATGTATTCAATTAATAAATCTGAAGGTTTTCTTGATAATTTAGGTCTTCTTTGAATACCCAATAATGAACCTAACGCACCTGTAACATCTTGCCACAATTTACCAATTTCAGTTTTTGCTTGAGGTCTTGGGTTTGGTGTTGGATTTTCAGGGTCAGATAAATAATTTCCTGGTATTTCTGAAAAAGGGAATGTAACACCCGCGAGTGTTTGCATAAAATCTATTGTCTTTCCCGGTAAGGTCTTAGCAACAGTAATTTTATAATTTGGTAAAATGAAAGGTTGTTTACCTGTAACAATATCTGATATTGTACTAATATCTCCACTTAACGCCTCACTAATTCTCATTCTACCATCTGTTACCGTAATTAGATTTTGTCTAATTCTCGATAATATAGGTCCATCACTAGACCTCATGTAGTTTGATGCGAATTTAACTAATTCAGATTCACCTACATTATTGTTATTTGTAAATAAACTAACAAATGTATGGTTTAAATTAGTATTAAAATATGGATATAGTTCTAAGTTTTCCCTTCTAACTAATGTATCTAACGTTTCGAAAATACTAAAGTTTTCAGGTTTATAAATGTTAAGATTTGATGGTTGACTTAAATCATTCGGTCTATTACTATCAACGGGAGGTAAGTCTCTTACTGAATATTCATTTTGAGATGAAATTGAATAATTACTTGCATTAAACAATTGAGGTCCTTGGCTAGGATTCTTAAGATTCTTAGCTAAAAGTTTGTCTCTCTCGGATTTTGTTGAGTCGAAATTTAAGAAACTTGGCATTAATTATTCTTTTATTATAAATAGATTATTAGGTAAAAACTTTATCACCTACTTAAAGTGACAAATAATCCTTTTCTGCTCTTGAGAATACATCTGACCATACATCTTGATTTCTAACAATTTCTCTACTTATTTGATCCCCAATGTTTGGAACTGTAATATTTAAGTTAACATTTTTTGCGGTTGGTAATGATGTGTTTGGTGTGGCATTATTGTTTGTACTATTAGCACCCGTAACTTCATTTAGTTTTGTCTGTAAACTTTCAATTTTTGACATTACCGCCCCTCCGAAACCAGTTGCCTTTACAACATCTAATTTTTCTTGTATACTAGTTTTTAAATCTTGAAGGACTGTTCCACTTTCACCCTTTTGTACTTTATTACTATATTGTGTTAATTGATTTTCTAAACCTTTAGTGATATTATCTAAATTTAATCCACCTTCACCCCTAATACCACCAGCCAATCTAATTCTAGCCATTGTGACAATCGAATTAACATCTCTTTGGATATTTGTTATAGATTCAAATTGGTCTCTCGCAACTTCTTCTGAGGTCATGTTACCCATTTCCTCTTGATATTTTTTCAGTGCGTTTGCTTGTGAGTCGGTTAAATCTGTTAACGCAACTTGGGTATCTTTTATCCCTAAACTAGCTTGTAGACTTTTTGGTACGTCAATAACCATTCTACCACCATCCATTCTTGACATGTTGATTAGGAATTCTTTATCCTTTTCGTCCATGTCAAATCCTCTAGCCATTAAATCACTACTAGCTGCCAATCTTTCTTGTGAAGCAATTGCACTCTTAGTAAGTTCTTTATAATCAACTCCAAGTTGATTGGCCATTTCTTTAGCTCTTCTTAAATTAACCCCCGTGATTTCAAATCTACCTTGTTCTGAATTGTAAGTGGCTAAACTACCAGCGGCTTCAATTAATGCGTCCTGTAATCCTTCCACATTATTTGTGGCCATGTACATTAATTTTAATGGGTCATTAAACGCCCCAATGGCACCACCTAATACTTGTAAGTTTGCGGATAATTCAATCGCCTTATCAGGGTCCATAACACTATCAGCAACCTTAAACGCCTCACCCATACTCATTCTAAATTCGGTAGCCTTTCTTGACATTTGAGCAAGTCCGTCAATACCTTTTTGGAACCCATATTGATTAAGTTTTTCGATATTATCTCTAATATCTTTAACAGTTGTTTTTCCTCTTAACCCTAATCCTTGTGATTCGGTACCCGCCCTATCAATCGCCTTTATAGCATCTCTTGCACCAAAACCAACTTTTTCAAATTCATTGAAAACTGCTCCAATTTCTTTATAATCTCCAATAAACGCCCTTGATACCCCTAATGACCCTTCTAAAGTTTGTTGATTAACAATATTAAATCTACCACTTTCCTCGATTAATTTTTCATATGCCCCTGTAATATCATCAATACCATAACCAAATCTAACCGCTTGACTCGTTGATTCAACAATTTCAGCTCTTACATCTTTTGATAATTTACCTGCTAAACCTGTTTTTTCATTAATGTCAGTTCTTAATTGGGATTCAATCGCTAATTGATTTGATATTTGTTGTACAGTATCTCCCATTCCAGCTAAAAGGGTTTTTGCTGAAAGTCCGTCTTTTGATATGGTTTCCAATACACTTGAAACATTATATGTTTCTTTATCACTTACATTACCATAATCAGATGTTGATTTGAATACGTCTAACGCTCCTTGAAGTCCTTCGGCTAAGTTACCTGTAACGTTTGATGTTGAACCTGATGATGATGAATTTCTTCCTGTACTTGGTTTTCGAATGTCTCTACCAAATGAACTTTGACTTTTAATATGATTTACAATTGCTGGGTCTGGCGAATCGGTACCAAGATCTAATTGGTATTTACCTAAGGCTTCTGCTTTAGTACTACTATTATTTACATACCACTCTTTAGTTTGTGTTGCCATAACTATAAATAGATTATTGTTTGTTTTCTAATTCTATTAAATAGTTAACATAGTAACGTCTTTCCCAAATTGGCATGGTGAGAATGTCACCATATGTGAAACCTCTTTTAATTAAGAATAAAAATTCGTCTAATTGTCCTTTTTTATAATCCGTAGAAAGGACGAAAAAACTCAACCCCGAACCCAATTTCAACTTGGATTGTGTCTCCTGACGGGGTATTTACTGTTTGGGTCAAATCGAGACCAGGTTTATTTTCTCTAACGTATTTTTTGAAGTCTTGTGAATCTTTGATTGGTAGGTTTTCAACAAAATCTCTAATTGACATATTATCTCTAACACCTCCAACTGACTGAATCATCATTTCAAGTTGTTTTGTTACAATTGGGGCAATACCTAAACCACTCCAACTTTTTTCGATGTCTTTAACTTCATTTTCTTGTTTTTGAGTTAGAAATTTAAAAGTAACTTCTTTCTTTGACCTTTCCATGAAATAGGTGTATTCACCGTTCGAATCTTCTTTAAGGTTAAAATCTTTAACCTTAAGTAATGAAAGGTCAACGTCGAATGTAAATTCTTGTTCAGTTTTTGGGTCTACCGCAGTAATTTTATATTCGGAACCAAACGCGGTGTTTCTTAAGAATATTAAGATTGCTTGTTTATCTTCTTCAACTATTTCATCAACTGAAATGTCTCTATCTAAAATTTTTCTTTTTAGTAATTCAGTTACTACACTATTTGTTGTGACTAAACTAGGTGCTGCTAAAATATTTTCATCGGATGCGGTTAAATACGCAACTCTTAATGATTTCTTTTTATTTGCGTAGTGAATACCTTTACTTGGTAGTTCAACAACGTCGTATGCGATTGAAGGGTCTATTCTTAATTGTTCCATACTCTAAATTTAACTAATAACTATTGTAAAGTAAAGTTTAATAAAATAAAAAAGGTGTTATAAAAATAACACCTTTCAATATGACAGATTAATTCATTATTAGTAAATTTGGATACATCTATCCATTCTTAAAGAACACGTGATTGAAGCTAAATCGTCTCTTGAATAGTCAAGTTCGTTGAAGTTTAAATCAGTGATGAAACAACCTTCTAATTTCCATTTTTCAACCACAACACCTGTTGGGTCTAACATTTCTAAATCTACGTTTTTCTTATATCCAGCAGCATATCCCATTCTACCTGTTACAGACTCCGCGTGTAAACGGAACCATTCCATCAAAGCTTGAGACGCAGAAGGTCCGATTGGGTCTTTAAATGTTACACGAATCTCATTCCACTCGAATCTACCCGCAACATATGTTGAAGTATTCAAGAAAGGAATTGCGACTGAGTTAATTTTCGCACTAGGTCTAGCTGCTGAGGTTACGAACCATTCGTTGATACCCAAAGATGAGTCGAATCTAACGATGAATCGGTTAACTCTTTTCGGCTCATATGGAGCCGGCATTTTCATTAATAAATCTGCCATGTTGTATTTGTTAAGTTTTTTTTGTTATTTTTACTTTCTTATAAATATATCCTATTTGGAAATAATTTTTTTTTGAATTATTCTTCAGAAGGACTTGATTTTATCAATTTTTTTCATTAGTTTTTTACAGGCTCCAGTATCTAGTTCCAGAATAAATAATAAAGCTTTTCTTAATTAATATAAAATATAATAATAAATACTAGTATATCTAGTTCCAGTATTCTGGGTGAAATATAAAAGTATAATTGTTATAAAAATTGGTTCCTCGTGGAACATTACTATTCCACCTGTAAAGGTGTTTCAATAAAAAAGGAGGACCTAAAGTCCTCCCTTCTTTTTATATCCCATCAGAAATTATACATTGTCGAATGAAGCTCCTGTTGGAGTAATGATGAATTCAACATCGATAAATTCAAGAGAACGAGTTGGTTTGATGTAAATCTTACCTCTTAAAGTGTTAGCGTCAATATCTTCTGGATCATTTGACACTGTTACACGGAACTCATATAAACCTCTTTCCTTCTTAATCGATTCAAGAATTGGGTTAACCAATCTTAAGAATTCATTTCTTACTTGCTCATCATTTTGTTCAAATAACAATCTAACAGCAACCGCTGAAATTAACTTTCTTGCTCTTAGTAACAATCTTCTAACGTTGATTCTATCTAAAGCAGACTCTCTAACCTGAAGAGTTTTGTTACCCCAAATGATGGTACCAGTATCTGAGAATGTAGCAATTGGGTTAATTCTATTCTTATAAAGTTCATCTCTTTCGTCTAAAGTTAATTTTTTAGACGCTTTGATTGCGTTTACTAAACCTCTTGAGTAACCAGCGACTGCGAACCATGGGTAAGATACGTTATCTGTTAAAGCAATATTCTTCAATACTTCACCTGTTGGTGGGATGTAAAGTTGAGTTGCGTTATCTACGTCTCTTACTTGAATCCAAGGCCAATAAGTTGCTGAATAGTTAGAATCAATTGCCGCATCATCTAAGAAACCTACAACATCTTCTGCTGCAGTTGGTCCTGTTACGTTAGGTGTATTCATAATATATAATGAATCCGCTCTATCGTTTTCAATCATGTCAATTGCTTGGTTAACTAATGAACTTTGGTCGTAGAAGTTAATACCCGGAGTTGCGAATACGTTAATATCAACCGCCTCAGGGTTAGCAAATGTATTAATACCTTGTAAATAAGAATAATAATCTGAGTTTCCGTTAAACATATTAAAAACTCCACCATTATCTGTGTTTCCACTTATGTAGGTTGATTTTCCGAATATAAAACCATCACCAAAGGTTCTTACTCCTCTGTAAATGTCCCATCCGTCAAATCCACCACAAACCGCAAATGTGAATTTACGATTAGCTAAAACACCTAATTTACCTTTATCATTACCTTCTAAATCATATGGTGTAGTTTTAAACATAAAACCATCCAATGTAGCACCTGTGATAGTAGCTGCGTTTGCCGATAAGTGGAATCCATGTGTATATTCATCAGCAGTTGTTCCTTTGAATTTTAATAAATCTCTATCGTAACCAACTTGAGAAGACATACCTAAAGATACTTTTCTAATTTTGTCTCCTGATTCAACGATTGGTGAACCGTCTGAGTTGTAAGTAACAACATCTCCAGCATCGTGATATTGTGTTTTATAAACAATACTACCTTGAGTTCTTCCTGAGAAATTCGTTTCAGTTGTGAAACCTTTAAAACCAGCAGGAATTGCGTCAACAGGATGATTTTCAGCCAATACTAATGTTACAATTTTAGAACGTAACTCGTATTCACCATCAGATGTACCGATTTTTCTACCGATATAACCAGGTAAATCAGGGTTCATTGAACATCTTGAGAATTTCTCTAATACTACGATATTTTCGTCAGTGTCGTTGAAATCACGTATTAATACGTCAAAGTCACCTGTTTCAAGATTAATGTTTTGAATTGAAATTTTAACTTCGAAGTTTGCCGATTCACCATCAGAAATTGTTTGTAATTGGAATAAGTCTGAAACATTTCCACCTCTAACTTCTGAAACAACCATTGGAGATATTGTTGTATCCCATTGTGTTGCGAATCTTGAACTTTCTGCGTTGTAAACTTCGTCCAAACTAATACCTCTAATTTCACCTCTTTCATACAATGCGTTTATCAGATTAGGATAAACTTCATGTACATAAAGTGGGAAATCGGCGTAAGGTTTGTCAAATACACCTGTACCTAAAACTTTGTTAATATATTTTGTTGATGCTGAGTTAAAAGAACATGTAAATGTCTTTAAACCTTCAGTGGCACCTGTTACATTAATCACAAATTCCGATAATGGGTCAGTAGTAACGTTGAAATCAGAACTCAATGCTAATGCGAAGTGACTATTATTAGTAACTTCTAATTCTAATTGTTGAAGGTTGTTATAATGACCTCTCGATCTTAAAACCGCAACAACTACACCATCATTCACTAAGTCGGCTTCGTAAACATATCTTTCTACGACGAATTTATTTAAAGATCCGTTCCATACAAAAAGATAAGAATATACTAAATTGGAACCATTGTTAAATAAATTATACCAATTTTTATTATAATCAGATTCAGCATATAGTGAACCTGTAAATGGTGATACCAATTCATCACCACTAGGAATGTCGGCTTCAGGAATTTGACCTATAGCGAACCATACCCCATTATTACCTGTTGTACCGCTAAAATTAGCGAAGATATAATCAGTTATCGAAGTTCCCTCAAATGATGTTTTACCACTAAGTTCAGCAAAAAATGTTGATCCCGTAAAAGTTGATAATGGATTTGGGTCCATATCAGCACTTGTGGAACCACTCAAACTAGATGCCCAAGTTGAGTTTGATGGTTGGAACCCACCTAAAGTTTTTATTCCAAATGATTTATTTGGTTTGTACCCTGTTAATCCTAAGATTCTGGTTACAAATAATTGATTTGATTCTTGTAAATAAGATTTTGCCACATAAGGTAATTCATATTTTAGGTTTCCTCCCTCGTCTTTTACTGGAGATGTACCACCAAAATATGTTCTAAATTCGTCGAAATTTCTAATCAACAATGGTTCAAATGCTGGACCCTTTAAAGTCTCACCCACTAAACCCAAAGTTGTTACTCCGACGCTCTGTGCCACGAATGTTAAATCTTTCTCTGATGTGTAGACACCTGGAGAAACGAATACTCTGTTTGAATTTGCCATCGATTAATGTTTGGTTAATTATTTTTATTAGTTATTCTATAAATATCTTTGTTTTTATGAAAGATTTCCGTAATTTTCTTAATTAAGATAGTTATTTATCTTTAATTATCTTTTTTTATCTATGACAGAAGAAAACAAAACTAAAAACGTAAAAATCAGTGAGAAACATCACGAAATGTTGAAAATACACTGTGACAAGAATGGACTTAAAATTTATAAAGTTTTAGAAAAGTGGATTGAGGACTATTGTAAACCTAAAAAGAAAGATTTATATGGTGACGATTAGTATAAGTAGGTAATGTTAATCCTATCCCCAACCAAAGGTTCTCCATTCAATGTTACAGTATCTCTACCACTAACATCAAATCCAATACCCTCCTCTTGAACAAGACCATTTATATCTAATATAACAACACTATCGATTGAATTATTCACTCTAAAAGTTAAACTTGTTCCATCATATTGAAATGATTCGTTCGTTATCTGAACCGCTTTACCATAGCTGTCCACCCAAACGTTATTTTTACCTTTATAATATGAGATTGAAACTTGACTTCCTTCATACGGGGCATCAGTAAAAGTTATTTTAGATGTTCCTGAAACATGATAATAATCAACATCTCTTTCTTGAACCAATCCATTAACCGATACATTAAATAAAAATCCTATACTTTCACCAACACTATATGTTGTCTGCATACCGTCCGAAGGGAAAGTTGTGACAGTTATATCAATTGTTTTATTGATAAATTTCTTTTGGAATCCTTTACTCTGAATAAATTCATTCAATAAAAACATTCTACTGACAGCGGGTTTTACTTCAAACTCTTCACTGTCAATTAAGAATCCTAACATTGTAAATGTATAATTTTGAATGTAAAATCTACGACCATCCACAGTTTCCATTGGTGTATTATCTTCAACCCTATCTAATACAATTGGTATATAATGACCTTTTACTGTTGTGTAAGATTGTCTTGATGAGAATTTCTGCATGACAATTTTACTGAACTTATTTAAATCTCTGAATTTATTACAAATTATGGTAACGTCAAAAGTAATATCCACCGCAACAGGTTGAGGCATTTTATAAATGTCAGCACCCGCTTGTGTACCGTTCCATGTTGGGACAGACGCATAATAGAACGTTCTCCTATCTGGTATTGTTCTCTGAACCACAGGATTTGTACCGGGTTGAACATCGGGTTTTCTTATAACAGCAATAAACGGTAATTCAACATTTCCATCATCATCCGAAAATTCCCAATTGTTAGAGAATTCACCCCATCTTTGGATTGTTAAAATTTTTGGAATAACAGGAATTTTTTTACCGTCAGTTGTGATTACAAAGTTTTCTTTTACGAAACTAAGCATACCACCGTCTAAGTCATCATGTAAAATAGAATCGGGTAAGTAAGAATCAGATTTAGTAATCCTATCTAATAGTTCCTGTCTTCTATCTACAATTTGTTTACCTTCGTAATATTCCTTACCACCGTAAACATCAATATTGTTTTTTCTTTTAGGTATTCCCATATTAAACTCCTCTAAATTCACCTTGCTGTGTTGGAACACAGGTTATAGTTCGGTAATGAGGTTTATAACCAAACATTTTATGTTTATTATCCGATGTAACTTTTCCATCATTAGATACAGTATAATATCTTATCTTGTCCTCTGAATCTGCGTAACCAATATAGTCACCATATCTAATATCTATTTTTAATTCTTCTAAGTGTCTAATATATACCGATAATGTTAAATTACCCGGTTCATTATAACGAATTAAACCGTTTTTATATGTTGAATTTTTAGGTTCATCAATTTTAACCAAAGCATTAAACTCAATTGGAGGAAAGAATTTTACCTCGTCCTTACCCACTTCGGCATAAATCGCGTCAGTCTCAGTTTTACCTCTATCTACACGATAAAGGACCAATTTCATGTTTAAATCTCCATGTAGGTATTCCTGACCCATTTGAATATTAATATCAAAATCGTCTTTTGAGAAGAATTTACCTAATCTTGTTATTGGTAGTTTATTGTTCATATCTTAATAAATAGTTTAATGTTCCATTCTATTTATGTATATTTTATAAGAAGTTATGATACCTGAAATAGAAGCTAGGGAAATATTATCAACATATGAGGGTTCCAATAATCAATTGTTGGAATGGAAGAGAAAATTTACTGATGTAAAAAACTTTAAATTGACCAGACCTCAAGCGGAGTACGTTATGAAATATAAAGACGTGACTCCAAAGGTAGCACGCAAATACATTAAAATTGTTAATACTTTTGGTGAGAAGATTATGGAAGAAAAACTTCTAACAAAACCTGTTGAACAAATTTGGTGTGAAAAATTATTATGTGATTCCGAGAAGGCGTTTCATATTTGGGGTAAGATTTTAGATAGTGAACAAAATACCGCGTTTTGGTTACCTAAAGCCGCAATTGTTCAACCTGAAAAAAAATTAAATAGAATTATTGATTACTCTCCGTATAGTAGTCGACCTCCTATGGATCATCAAAAGATAGCAATTGAGAAGTTATTGGCTAATGATAAATTCATTTTAGCGGATGACATGGGATTAGGTAAAACTACATCAGCAGTAATCGCATCGTTAGAAAGTAAAGCAAGAAAGATACTTATAGTATGTCCCGCATCTTTAAAAATAAATTGGGAGAGGGAAATAAAAAACTATTCAGATAGAAAAGTTTTAATTGTCGAAGGACGTAAATGGGGTTCAACATTTGACTACTACATTATTAATTATGATATTATTAAGAACTACCACACTACAGACAAGAGTGAAGATAGCGACGATTATAAATTATTGGTTAATGCCAATTTTGACTTGGCAATCGTAGATGAAGCACACTACATTTCAAATTCAACCGCAAACAGAACCCGTTTATTAAATGATGTTTTAGAAACAATCCCAAAAGTTTGGTTATTGACAGGAACACCTATGACTTCAAGACCAATCAATTATTTTAATCTATTAAAAATTGTTGAGTCTCCATTAACTTTAAATTGGCAAACTTATGTTAGAAGATATTGTAAAGGTTTTCAATTTAGTGTCGGTAATCGTAGAGTTTGGAATACGAGTGGTGCTAGTAATTTAGATGAATTGAGAGAACGTACTAAGAACGTTGTTTTACGTAGAATGAAAACCGACATTCTTGATTTACCCGAAAAAATTGTTACTCCAGTGTTTGTTGAATTAACAAGTAAAATGTATGATGAGGAATTAGAAGAATTTACACGTATTAGTAATGATAAGAAAGACGACGAAACCATTAGTGTTACATTAAATCGATTAATGAAGATTCGTCAATTAATTTCTTATGAAAAAATTCCCTACACATGTGAATTGATTGATAAATGTTTAGAACAAGGTAAGAAGGTAATCATATTAACTAATTTTACTATGACATTAGATATGTTACATGAGAAGTATAAAAAGAACTCGGTAACACTTGATGGTCGTATGTCTAAAGATAAGAGACAAGACTCTGTTGATAGATTTCAAAATGACGACAAGATAAAAGTATTCATCGGTAACATTAAAGCTGCCGGTGTTGGTATTACTTTGACTGCCGCAGAAGTTGTTATTATGAATGACTTATCATTTGTTCCTGCTGACCACTCACAAGGTGAGGACAGAGCGTATAGATATGGACAAAAAAATAGTGTCCTCGTTTACTATCCTGTATTTGAGAACACCGTTGAAAAAGTTATCTATAATATTTTACAAAAGAAAAAGAACGTTATCGACCAAGTAATGGGTGACGGGGAGTATTCAGAATCATTCAGTAAAGATTTACTTAAAGCATTATTGTAGTTCTTTAATTTTATTTGTAATTAATATTTTTGTTTTATCTAATTCACTTCTCTCTAAGTTATTTAAATAAACTATTAACCTACCATTTTCATGAAAAATATGGTTAATCCCTGAGTCATCCTTATGAAATTTAAATATAATATTTTTTGATATACATTGTCCAAGTAATAATGTTAATGAATTTGTAAATTCACATTGAACAACATCTATCGGTTCACCAATTAACAATGATTCATGGAAAAAAAATTCATTATTTTGGTCTAACCCAATTAAAGTCGAATCTTGTGAAATCGAAACAAAATATATTTTTTCTTTATATTCAATTGTAATTGTGTCTAAATTATTTCTATAAATTTTTTCGTCCCAATAAAATTTATCTGAAATATATTTGCTTCCAACTTTTTTTAAGTAACACGATTTATGTTGATTTCTTTTTCTAATACCCGATATTACCAAAAACATATCAGTACCTTTACTCATGTCATCTTCGTTACCTCTTTCGAAATTTAAATCAACATCTAAAAGTTCAAATTTTTCACCTAATGTTAAAATGGTAGATATAACAGATATGTTCCCCCTATTCCATGTTCGTTGAGTAACAAAAAACATTTTTTTAAAAACCTCACTGCCGGGTTTAAAAATAGTTTCTCTATGTTCATAAATTAAATTTTCTATTCTTTTTAGTGTACTTTCTTTTTTCCCCTTGTCTAATAAATCATCCATTGTGATTTTTTCAACAATGATAGTATTCAAATAATCGATAATAAAATATATACAAGTGTAATTTGTGTTAATTGAGTTCATCCAAGACCAAATCCAACCTATAATATCACCAAAAAGTTTATCTTCAATCCACTTTTTTTTACCATCAATTCTTTTTCTATAATAAATTTCATTGAAAGTCGATGATAATAATGCATTATCTATCATCTCTCTAAATGATTTCTTGTGACTTTGGTGAAACTTGGTAAATCTTTCTTTATCAAACATAATACAAATATAAGATATTTATTGTAATATACCAAATAATATGAGTGCAACAATAATATCACAACCCGAAAAAGAGAAGTTATACACACAGGTTTTTCACTTGTTAGGTATGCCAGTTCGTGGAATTGAACTAACAGAGGAACAAATGGACACCTTTATGGAACTATCCTTATCGGAATATGAACAATACGTTTCTGATTGGTTAATTGAATCTCAATGGTCAGGTTTGGCGGGATTAGATGTTGATACTCAGTCTTTGACCCGTGCCTTCACAACGAGAAGTTTGGACTACGAAACACAATATACCTACTCTTATTCTAAGATTGTGGGTTTACAAGCTGGTGGACCATGGGAGTTAAAGAAGGATTTTATTGAATTAGAAACTAACGTTCAAACGTACCAAATCCCCGCAGGAAGAGAGATAAATGAGTTACTTTGGTTCACAAGAGCAGAATTGACTGATTCTATCGTTGACCCATTTTTAGGTGGTTTCGGTGGTCTTGGTGGTGTTGCGTTTGGTGGTGTGGGTGGATTTGCTCAGGTTGGTGCGTCGGGTTCATACTTTATGTTACCCGCTTTCGATTTGTTAATGAGAATGCAAGATAGAAACCTTAAGAACCGTTTGATTGGTGGTGAATTAACATATAGAATCACCGCGGGACCTAATGGTACAAAACTTGTTCATTTACATAATACACCGGGTGGTAGATTTGATTTTGGTTCAATAACACGACACAGTTTTAAGGTTTGGTATTGGTATTATGAAACTATGGATAGAGATACTTGTTTAGATCAAAATAAAGATGTAATTAAATTACCATCTGACGTTGAGACAGAACAACTTACATGGGATTCATTAAATAAACCGGCACAAAATTGGGTTAGAAAATATTTGATAGCCTTTGCAAAAGAAGGTTTAGCAAGGATTTGGGGTAAGTTTTCGGGTGATTTACAAGTACCCGATAGTCAAGTAAAATTAGATTACACATCTTTACTTACTGAAGCTAAAGATGAGAAAATGAAATTAGTTGAGGAATTGATGCAACGTCTTGAAAGACTTCGTCCTGAAAAGATTCTTGAAAGAAAGGGGAATGAAGCGGAAAATCTTAACAAGTCGTTAAAATATAGACCATTCCAATCCCCTTATAATGTAATTTAAGATTCTACTGCGTGTAATGCGAAATCGTTACCATTAGTTTCTATAATTTCTTCTTCATTTGATTTAGTACTAGCCTCCTGAAGTGCCACAACCTTTCTATTGTGTTCAACCCAATATTGGTCTGCCAATTCCAAACTATCTTCAACATACATGAAGAATGGATCTCTACCAATACGGTTCCAAAAAATCACCTCACTATCTGATAATGTCATAACCTCATCAAACTTATCTTGACCATCTTCTTTTAATGGAAAACCATTAATTAAATCACACTGAAGTTTAGTGAAGAATTGTCTGTCCTTAGGGTCCTCAATCAAAATATCATCTCGAATATCAGTTTTAAACACACAAAGTAACGGTTCCAATCTCTTGTTAAAGTTAGTTAGATAACGAGCAACATTATAATCACCTTTTAAGTCAGGATTGTTTGTAATCTCTTTTTCATCAATCATGTAACAATTGATTTTCAAATATTCAGATGGCATCTGTATACCATGTTTAGCCAAAAACTCCTCTTGCGCCTTTTTTGTCGGTTTTGTTATTTTCTGAACATCACCATCAGATTTTTTAATCCCATTATTAACGTAATAAATTGTATCACCTAAACCGGCAGGATAATCATTTTGAATTACAAGTTCCATATGTGCTTGTCGAGACATTAATGAACCAGCTTTCGTTGTCTTTTTAATGTACTTTTTATAGTCCTCTACTGATTGTTTAACACGAGCTTTGTTAGCGATTTTCGATAAAGGTATTTCTTTATTGTATATCTTCTCAACGTAATCATAATACAATTCAACAAATGATAAACCATCACCATTTAATAAATGTTTTAAACCGGCATCTAAAAACTCAACAATATATGTTTGTAATTTTTTTGATTTAATTGTGTTACCCGTTAATTTAATTTTCTCTTTACCTTTCTTCATCATTTTAATGATGTAGTTCTTACGAGAAACATTAATACAAGCAGGTGCTACGTAGTCAATATCTAATCCCATTTCATTTCTCATGAATATATCGTTGAACTCGGCAGTATCCGCTTCAATACCGCGATACTCTTTACCCTCAACAACTAATTCATTTAGACCTTTACCGATGTATACCGTGTCGTTTATGTTTTCAGGTGTTTCAAAGTTAACGCCATCCGTATCCATTACGAGAGGTTTATAACCTTTCTTTTGGAAGAACATAATCATCATACGTAGACACTGACGACCAACACACGTAATCGTTTCACCCATATTCATATCACCCCATGGAAATACTTGAGGTGCCGATAACGAACCGAAGTATGCGTTGATGAAAATCTTAATTGGTAATTGTTTACGGTCATACATTTCAGCCATAACAGGGTCCTTATCTTTCAACTCACCAGCAAGGTGTTTGTATTTGATACGAATGTTACGGAAATATTTTAACATCGATTTTTGTACACCCATAACGTCACATTCAGGGAACACATCATACACAAGTTGTATTGATGGATAAAGTGACGAGTAGTCAAACTTAACAATATTTTTTGAGAAACCTACATTTAATAAACGAGATAAACCTCCCGTGATAGCACGTTTCTCGTCTTTTGCCGGTATCGCCAAATTGTTTTCATATGACCATGCTAACATGATAATCTTCCATAATGTTGCGGTACCCATTGTGGCAATTCTTTCATACGTTGTAGGTACTAATTTAGAAAGTAAGAATGTTGATTGAGAGAATGAATCATCTACGACCATTGTCTCATACAAGTCATCGTCAAGATATTGTTCTACAATTTTTCTACCTGGCCATATTTCAAATTTACCTGGATACTTTTCCATTAATCCTTCGGTACCAGGTTCACCTATTTGTTTGTAACCACCCGTCTTTGGGTTAACGTAATAACTTTCGTTATCAAGATATATTTTGGAAATCTTCCCACCATCAACGTACACACGATTAGGTTTTTCTTTTTCCAAGTATGTTGTGATATATTTCAAACCCCAACTTTTAATTTCAGAGTTGATTGCCTGAGCACGTCTTACTGAATGGGCAATATCGATGATGTTGAATCCCCATATAACGTGTTGTGTATATGGTTCAATTTCGTTAGCAAGTTTTAACATCCCTTCCTTTTCCTTCATACCTGTTTTAGTGAAGATTTGTGTTAAACCATTCACATCAACACCAAGTATTTGAGCTCGTTTTAATATAAACGGCCAGTCAAAGAAAGCTGAGTTATAACCAGCAACAATTGTAGGTTTTAAATCTTTAATGTGTTTAAAAAATCTTTCAATACATTTTTTCTCACCATCTTCACCAAACGCGGGAATGGTTTCATTTAGACCACGGTTGTCCTTAACTCCAATCAAGATGATATTACAAGTTTCAGGATCAAGACCTGTGGTCTCAATATCGAATACAAATCGATA